AAATAAGTTAGATGGAACAGCCATGTTAAACTTATTGTATAAGTGACAAGCACCTTTAGATCCACGACCGTCAACGGTTGCATCTAGATCATAACTATCGACTCCTCCAACTCCCAGGTGTGTGTTCGCTGGTGTGCGCTTACCGTATACTTCTTTCTTGCTGTTTCGGTTTTCTGGGCTAGGCATCCAGGATACATACCATCGGCCAGTAGCATCTGGGTGAAACAGCACCTCTGTATCCATCTTCCCATCTTTCCACATGAAGTTTCCACGGATCACCGGGTTAGGATATAGGTCCTGGTTGTATTCAATCTGCTCGTAGATCTTACCGATGTTGAATGTTGATGTCTTGGTAGAATCACGAAACGCTTCGTCTTCAGTAAAAGGGAACTGTCTGATTACCTCGTTCAGTTCATATACATCCTGGCGAAGTGCATCACGCTCATTTTTCAAGAACGTCTTTGCTCCTATCTCTACAAACTCTCCTTCAATAGTTTCTACCGGCTCTTCTGGATCTTCTATTATTGGATTGCCGTATTTATCAAAAAACCCTTCCAATGCTTCATAGGCTGGAACGAATATTTTATACAATCCAGTCTTTGTTCTTCCATTTGAGTTGCGGTCAGCTGGATCGGAATCGTAGTACATATCACGAAACTCTTTCCCTCCCTTGTCCAGGGGATTTACTGTTGATCCAACTAAAGCTTTGCCGATTACCCTACGACCAACAATCAAACATGTACGTTCAATACGCCAGGCTTCACGAATGTCAGTAGGCTTTTCCCATTTACCAGCCTCATCCAGGTAAAGGATGTGTAGCTTCTCACCATCGTATGCGTTGTTAGTTGTGTTCTTCCAGTTAATTACCGTATCCAGGGCCTCACCAACTTGAGATGTTTTGTTCTTTTTTGTGATCCGTTTTGATGGCTCACGGAAAGCAAGCTCCATACGAGGGTTGGTTGTACCATCCTGGATAGGTTTAAAAAAGAATGGGTATGATCTAAACACCGGGACTATCTTCTTCATAAAGATGTTTTCCTGGGCATCCTTACCGGTCTTGCTTTGTACCCCAAGTAGCTTCTCTTTTACTTGCGTTCCTTCATCTACCAGGATAGTGCTGGAGATGTTTGTGTATCCAGATCGTCTACACTTGGTATAGATTTGCCCCAGGGATCTAGGATCAAATTCACAAGCAGCGAAATGAAGAAACAGCCTTCTTTGAAACTCCAGGTAATATGCGTACCCAATATCAATTTTAGACCATTGGAGCATCATATAGTGTCGGCCAGTTATATAGGTAGCCTCACCGTTATTCATGAACCAAACACCTTCTCTTCTTCTCTTAAATTCTTCCTGGATGTATGGAGTGTGTCTTGCTCTGAATTCTTTCGGCTGCTCCGACCACTCCTCCATAGATCGGATCTTTGATAAATCTTCTGGTATTGGTATCCTGGACCAGCGTTGTTCAGACTTCTTCTTGTCAGAAAATAGAATGTCCTTTTTACCAGGCTTCTTTGGAAGCTGTATATCTATACCAGATACCTCTATGATTTCACCTTCGGTGTCTGATGGGCATATATTAACCACCATGTCATCATACCCTTCTATTTTCTTCAGACCGGCCATTTATTTTATTTACTAAAGCGTTCAGCAAAACCTCCAGAGAAATCTTTTTGCTCCTCTATGCCTCCGGTTTCTCGCAATGTTTTAATCATCTCCTCTATTCGTTGCCTCTCCTGGAGCAACTCCCTGGCATCGACCGCAGTTTGCTTAATAGATTGAAGCTCTGCCTTTCTTTGTGATCCAGACAATTCTTTGTCTACCGGCTTTCTGATTTCCTCAATCATGTTGTTGATTGCATACTCCATTGAAACCAATAGCCTTTCAGCTGCATCTAGTGTGGTGAATTTACTTGACTTCGGCATAAAGCAAATCGTTCATAGTCATCCTCCAAACTGTTACGTCATCTATTACCATTTCGTAGTCGCTATTCTTACTAAAGTAAACGACATCGTCTTTGTATAGATCTGCTTCGGCTAATGCAGCTGAATCTGCCCAAACACGCCCACGATCGTTAAGTACTTCTTCTTGCACAATCTCAAGCACAGAACTGGTAATCTTTTTGCTTGACTCCATTGGCTCCAGGAAGATCCATTGATCAATCATATGTATTCCGTCTTCATTCTTGTAGGCATGTGCAAGATTTGCACGTCCCCCTCCAGGAACATAAGGAACCAGGTACATATCGTCACCAATGTGAAAGGTTTCATTTAAAGCAACAGTGTGGTGGAAGTAAAGTGTGTCTCCAGGCTTTACCCCGGTGTCGTACTTCAGAGGTACGGCAACAACTTCTGCATCCATGATTCGATTTCCGAACTCATCAAACTTACTTACAAGTTCGAGTTCCTGGTCACCCATTTTTATTTTGTCATTAAATTTCTTGGGCAACCGAATAATAAATTTATTCAGTGGTTTCATTTTATTTGAATTTACAGTCGTACTCAATTACACAAGGCATGTTCTCTATACTTTTCCAGAGGATCGTTCCATCTGTATTTTCTATATAGATCAAATATCTTGCTCTAGAGAATTGGTGTTGGTATTTATCGTCTAATATGATTGCTGAAATCTGGCCATCGCTACCAGCACGCATGCCTACATAGTAGGCCATGGCATCCTTTGGATTGATGCCTACGATAATCTTTCGTATGATATTCATGTTTCATTTAATTTAATAATTCATCATCCGGTGGAGACAGTCTATCTAACCACCAGTCTATTGTTCCTTCTTCTGGCTCTTCGTATAAGTTATCCAGGACGGAATCCATTCCGCTTAACAAACCCTCCATTTCTGAATCGCTTGATGCGGTTGAGGATACTCCGATCATAAGCTGCTCACCATCGTTCACATATACACCAGTAGCCATAATGAACACTACCTCATCTTCGGGTATATCATATTTATCTGCCAGCTCCTTGGATTTTTTTAATACCTCCTCACGAAGTTTAAGCAAATATTCTCTGACGTGTTCGTTACTCATTACTGGATTCTTTGAACTTCAAATATACTCTTTGCTTTTAATGTGGCTCCAGATCCAGAAGCTTTGTAGTTGTACTCTATAATATCTCCAGATCGGAAACTCTGAACAAAATCAAAGCTATCCATATAAGTTCCAGCAGTAGCTTTTTCCCTGGCGATTTCCAATAGTGTACCCTCTGACTTCATCAGCTTGAAGGTAAGAGTTGTATTTGAGTTTGTGGTAACAGTATTTGCAGACAAAGTGATACGGTACACACCGTCAGCATTAACAGTAATTGTAGCCTCGGCTCCATCTAGTGTTATATCCCCGGCTGATCCAAATTGGTAAGAACCATCTTCCGAATCATTATCTACATCAGCAAGTGTAGGATTTCCGTAGCTAGTAGTGATTGTATAGTCAGATTCAACACGTCCAACAATAATAGCTGGAGATAGGTTTCCGGTGAATGCGTTTGCGTTCAAGTCTCTGGTTTCAACAGTCTTTGTTGTTCCGTTGTAAACCAAAGCTGTAAGCTCCGTTGATGAAGTAGTTGGATCTGTAGTAAACTTCAGCTCACCAACCTCAACACCACCAGTGGATATTTTTAAACCAGTATCGTTCCCCTGGCCATCTTCTACAACTTTATATGTAGATGAAGCAGTTCCGCTTTCTAACTTTAATAAACTCTGATAGGTATCTTTAACCTTTGATCCGGTAAGCGTAGCCATGAATTTGTAAATTTGTATTTACTACAAAAATACAATTTAATACGATGGCTAAATCCAAGAAGCGGATGTTCCGTGATTTTGCTAAACTCCCCAGGAAGAAATACAGCCACGATGGTTTAAAGCATTCATACAATGCATTACGGTATTACAAGGAGAAGCACGATCTAACATTGTCACAAATCCTGGCAATGGTTTTTTGTTACGACCTGGAATTCTTTACGATAGATTACTTGACACAACAGTTAGATCTGAATAGGCAGTTTTGTGCCAGGATGATTATATACCCACTAGTGAATGAAGGGTACATGTATAAGTACTTTGATAAATTAACCCCCTCCGTTACAGCAGAAGATCACATCTTCAGAAGCGAAACAAAGTATAACTACCGTGTACGCTATGCGCTGTCCCAGAGAGGGCGAATTGTGGTGACTGATTTTTACCGATCAGCCAGCGGCTCGCTTCCATCGAAGCATTAGTGCAGCCCAGCTTATTTTGATTCCCCAGTCTTTCAATAGATCTGACTGGAGTTGCTCTGGGGAAAGCTCGTTCGCCTTGTAATGAAGAACCAGCTTTGAGATTGTGCCTTTCACCTTTTTCATATCTCATACCATTTAGTCATGTACTCGTCTAAAGTTAGCGAATTTTGATCTACGAGCATTTGATGAGGTGCGCCCAAGATAAAACTCTCACCTTTATCCCAACGGAAATTAATAAAACAGTAGGGGCTTGCTTCACAAAGCTCCTGGTGTTTCTTGTCGATATCATCACGATTGATTCGGATGAAGCTATGTGTCCAATCAGAAGTGCCGACTTTCTTGGTCGACACCTCCACAAAAATCATTTCACTCATCTTTCAGTGGTATTAAGAAGTTATCTAGCAGATTGAATAATTCCATTCTAATCTTTTCATGTCCAGTTTCAGCTGCAACCATCATCGCTGCTGTAATTAGATCACGGGTCATTCGTACTTCTTCGTTTGTAAGTACCACATCATTTAAACCAATCTCATTCATGTCTCTCGTTGTTAAAAGTTTCTCTTACAAGTATAACGCAAATAATTCACATAATTGTGTACAAGAGTAATATTTTTTTTTTCCAGGCATAAAAAAAGGGGACCGAAGTCCCCCAGGAAAGGTAATGCGAACACCCAAAATGGGTGACAAGTGAAATTATTTCCTTTAGTGTTTATACATCATACGGAACTTGGCCTTCTCCACAGCTCCATCATGAGGTTTGTAATCGCCCTCCATTAAATAGTAGCGGCCACCTTTCTCCATCCAATGAAATCCTTTTGGAGGATCAACCTCTTTATGAGTCTTTCTTTTTGCTTTCATCTTTCTTGATCTTCTCTTCTGCTTTTAGCATAGCCTTCGTTGGCTTCTTGCCTGATCCAATGTTTGCACGAATGTTGTCCCACAGTCCTCTCTTGCTGTAACTTCCATCCGCACGTTTGATCATCCCTCCGGCCTGGTATTTTTTCTTGGCTCTCATTTGTTATTTATTTCGTTTAGATCGTTTGCCTGATCAATCAGCAATCCACCCTTAATAATACTACCAGAATTTTTACCAAACCAGGAAGGGTTGACAACACTCTTCATTAATTTAAATGTAGGCTCAACCGCTTTTGTTGCAGCTCTCCCAGACAACAGATCAAATATTGGGTAGGATGGGCGCAATGCACCGGTGGCCATTGGACCTCTGTACCTAGCGAAATCTTTTTGTTGTGATCTGTATTGACTAATAAATGCATTGCGATCGTTTTCATTCTCAAAAGGTTTAAACTCTGGAACCTTCATTCCATTCTGCGCCTTCTTAACTGGACGGTCTTTCGCTCTGTTTGCTGATTGACTAATCATTCTACGCACACCATGATCCCAATCCTTACCATCGCCATTACCATAAGTCCCAGCTTCACGGTTCTTCTGGTTCAGCTCTGCACGATATTTTCTCCTGGAAGGAGTGGAGTGGTACTCCGTGTCGTACTGTGCTTTTTTCTTTCTAGCCTCTGGATTCTCCTGGTAATACTTTGCAGACTTACTTACCGTACCCCCGGATTGATACTTAACCGTTTTGCGAGGAACATTAATTGGTCCCTTCCATGATCCACTGGCAATGTCTTCGGCCATATCCTTGCTTAACCCGGATATAACCTCACCACGTTTAGAAGCCTCCTGGTAAACACGATTCCAATTATCATCACTTTCCCCATCTGACAATGGGTCTAACCATGAACCGTCTGAATTAGGAAAGATAGTTGGCATAACGTAATAACCATCTTGGTCATTTCCTCCATACGACATCAAATGTGTTGATTCACTACCGTCTGGGTTTTGACGTTTTGTAGATCTCATAGCACGAATTTCTTCATGTATGTCCCTAACCGTTTTATTAATCTTGCCCCCAGATTGATATTTCTTCTTTGCACGCATAGCACAAAGATAAAGATCTATTCAATAGGTATTTCCTTCACCTGGCTCGCTCCAGGGAACTTGTGTAGACCACTGTAAGGTTCAGCAACCTTCTCTTGACC